GTACAGACGCAGTTCAGCCGTTGTGTTTGCTGGCGCAATTTTAAGGTAGCCACCGCCATTAACTAGCACGTTTCCCGATACATCCAACGCCCCTGTCGGCGCAGCGACTCCGATACCCAACCGCAACGGATCACCGGCACTGCCGCCTTCGACAAAGTAAATACCCTCGTTCGCGCCTTGGGTGCTGTTGTCCCATTGCGTTACTGCGCCAACACCATCCGACAAGATGATCGGCTCGTTTTCGACAGTGACGCCGGAACTTTTGATAAAACCCGATGATGAAATTGATGCGCTCATTTTTAACCGTTGCTAACTACGACATTCGATGTGCCGCTTGCTGTGATGACGCTGATGGTTCCGACGTATCCGCTTATGTTTGCCAATGCGCCGGTTCCATCGTTTGCAGCACCGCCGCCAGCTAATATATAGCTAAATCCACCAGTGCTGGTTGTGGCAGTGGCTCCCAGTTTCAAGTAAACCGGTGTTGTGCCTAAATTCTGTATAGTCAAATGATGCGGCGCACTGGTCACTACATCAGCGGCAGTTCCGCTAACGGCAACAATACGCTGCGTTACACTGTCGAAACTTCTGAATCTTTCGTTTTGATAACTCATTTTAAATTTCCCACGCTTTTTTTATGGATTTTACTGAATGCTTGGATCGCCACCGGCTTCCCAGTTTGATTTCCTGGTTGTAGTAACCCCTGCGTATTGTCTCCTTGTTCATTCCATTTTCGTCCATTGCACCATTCGGCACACTGATTCGACTCGGAAAATCGACACGCGTATAGCCGTCAGGCGCGTTGTCGCGTTCAGTGATTGGACGTTCCAGTTCGATCACTTCACCCGTATCGGATTGATATTCGTAAACCGGCACTTGTTAAAAATAAGTGGGATGGGGCAGCACGCAAGCCACCCCACCCCATGATTAATTATACACCAGCATACCCAGTGGTGCTAAAGAACCGAATGTAGTAACTCGGAGTCAGCACCTTGGCCGTGTACATGGTTTTGAAACCAACCGTGACCACTTGGTTCAACGGGTCTTTTTTGTCCGGAGTGTCCACAATCTGAATGGACGGACTCATTGGACTGTCACCGCTCAACGCTGGAACACCAAACGCTTCCCCACCTAAAAACAAGGTGCAAAAAGCATCACCCGCTGAGTTGTATGTGTCGTGATTTGCATCAGCGGCATCTAGCACACGGAACGGGTTAGTGTCTTCCACAAAGCGGACGCCATACAGCGAACCAACTTCACCGTTGTACAATGCGCCTACGTTGGAACGTGTGGCAGCATTCAGCCAATCACTGTCACGCATCAAGTCGCGAAGCACTTGCGGTGCAGCTACAGAAACGTAACCCCCGTCAATTTCCGGAGCGCGGTTAATTCGCAACTGGGTAACCACGTCCAACACGTCGGCGGCCGAACATTTTGTCGGCGTGGATGACAAGTCAGATAGATTTGCAGCAGCGCCAGCAAACATCGTGTTTCCACCTTCAGCACCACTTGACAAGTTAGTAGCACCACCGCCACCAGCAACTGTCCTACACAACTGGTCGCGAACAATGTTGTCGCATTTCAGCGCAGCATCTTCGCCGTTGGTTTTAGTCGCCTGAGCAAGCGAGTTCAAAAACTCGGTATTGTTCAAAACGTCCGAAATGACCACGACTTGTCCGATTTGCTGAAGCGTTGCTGTCACCTTACTGAGCGACAATTCGCGCACGCCAGAATCAGCGGCACTCGCACTTGACCCAAACACGTCGATTGGGTTGTAAACGCCATCACTGTCAACAGTTTCAGCAGCACTTGTATTAGTTAAATCAGCGATTTGCGTGTCGCTCGGTGCGCCGTACTTGAAGAAGCTAATTTGCTTCGATCCTATCCCCTTGGGTAGGGGTGCTTTTTGACCAAACTCCGCTTTGCGGGTGGCTTGAACTGCGTATGTAAGCAGTTGGGACTCGAAATGCTCGCGATACTGCGAACTCAAGTCACTGGATAGCGTCATATTTCCTGCCATAACTTAACCTTTCTATTTTTAAATGTTATATAATGTACTGTACTAATCAGCGTTATCGGTCGTTGTCCATTTGTGCAGCTTGATCGGTAAGCATCTTAAACCGTGCTTCCGCATCCATTTCCATGAACTCCTTGCTCGCTGGTCGTGGCGCTGGTTGTGAACCGCTAATCGATAACTTCGACTTGTACTCCTCCAACTCGTTTTTGAGTTGTTGGTTCTCGTCTCGAAAAGACTCGGCTTGAGATGCCAGTATGTCCCGTGATGCGACCCATGCAGCTTTGCGCGGCCCGTCGGCGTCACCTAACAATTCCGGATAGTACAAAAATACTTGCTCGGTTCGCTTGAACAATTCGCTGTCGTGATCCGCTAAATCCGGATATGTCGCCCTAGCTTGTTCGTAGTTACTGCGGAAGTCCTTGCTAAACTTGTCAGCTTGCAGCTTTTTGGCTGTTTCGCTTTCCTGCTCGCGCAGCTTGTTAGCTTTTTCCTCCGCGTCTACGGCTAAATCGACTTCACCATCATCGCGAAACTCCTTCGCAGCTTTATCGTAGTCCTTGGCACTGTACCCCTCGTCATCACGAATTTCGTTTGTTTCGGACAACTGTTGAACACGCCACTTTTCTTTTTGCTGCTCAAACTCCTCGCGCTCCTTTTGAAACTGTTCCTTTTCGTCGTTAAGCGATTTCCAGGAACGCATCTTTCGCTCCATGTCCTTCGCTTCGCGGGAAACGTCCGGTTTCTCCTGCTCCGTCTTTTCTGTCAAAGAACCTTCTGCACCACTCGGCGCAGACTCATCCTGTTTCGGCTGTTCCGGTTCCGGCGGTGGATCAGCTTGATTTACTTCCGGTTCCGCTTCTGGTTCCGGTGGCGCTGGAACATAACTTTCCCTCGCCTCATCCAAGCTCTTACCGCTATCCAACGCTTTCGCAATTGCGGTAAGCTCTTCCATCGTCGTCTCTTTTTCAGCCATTTGTTTGTATGCTTCAATTCAGCTATGCATCGCATACGCTGCACGCTGTAGTGGCGCTTTGGTTCAGCGCTGATCGCACCAGTTCAGCACTGTAGTTATGGACGCAAGTAATCGAAATCATCGGCAGCGTCCGGCTCCAATGTTTCGGTTTGGGACATCAGCGCATCCAATGTCGCAATTGCCCCACGAAATCCATTAGCATATCCCGCTTTCCACGCAAGCTCCCCACTGCACTCGGTCGCCGTGGCGTTGTGTTGCAGTGCTGCGTTTAGCATCCATGCCTTTAGTTTCTTACCGCTTTTAGTGCGGAAAAAAGTAAGCAGCGCCTTTTCATCATCCTTGTCCCATTTGGGCTGGTTGACCCATCGCAATGGCTTGGCCATTAGGTGCAGCACCCGCTTGTGTGTCTCTTGAATAAGCATCATCTAGTTGTTTACGGAGTTGTCGAGCGGAGTTGGGATCAACTTGCTCAAGCTGCTCCAATAAAGTGTTTATGCGGCTGACGAACGCCTGTTGCGCTTCCGGCCCAAACTGTTGCCCCTGTTGGCTCATGCGATTGATGTAATCCAACAGCACCGGCAAGCGCTCGGCTGCGCTGTCGCCTTGATTCGGAACCGGCGTGTAACCGCGCTCCATTATTGAAATGTTGTGCGCCTCGTCCTCCGCTTCGTCCGCAGCCTTGAATTGCGGATCACGCACCAACCGCTTGACCAGACTTGGGTCGTCCAGTTCCAGTATGGATTTGTCCAATTCAATTTGGTCAATCCACGGTGACTGCGCCATCAACTGTTTCCGCATGATTGCACGCTGCATCAGCATGGTACGATCCACACCGTCCACACCGCCTTTCGGCTCAATCGTGTAGTCGTCATGCAACGCATCGGCTTGCAAGCTGGTGGCATCTTCCAAATACCGGAACATTAAGTTTTGCGGTGAGTACTGCAAATAAAGCGAATACGCCTGACGGTACACACGGGCCAGCGCCAAGCGGAATATCCGCGCACGCAAATCCACACTGCGCTCCATCATGCCACCGATCGCATTCACTTCAGTGGCAGTTCGGCGCTCGCGGGTGTTGATCATTTGACCCATCCCAAAATCCGGCATGGCCAAGCGCTGTTCAGCGATCATGCGCGTCTGCACAATCTCCTGTTCCCAACTGATTGGAGGTTGCGGCATTCCCACCGGCTGCAATCCGTATGGCAGTATTTGCCCCGGTCGAAAGCGTATGTTGCTGCTGTTCGGAATGTCGCGCTCACTGCGGAACATTGGGCTGTTGTAGAACGAAATTGAATCAGCCTTACCGTTCATCAGCTTGTTCAAGTACGCTTCTTCCGGCGCTACCAATTCCGGAATGCCACGGCTCGAATACCAGCCTTTGTCCTTCATCTCGTAAGC